TTACGCTTTCAGCGCATTAATCTCGCCCTGCAGCTGGGTGACCTGCGTGGTCAGCATTTCGATTTTGGCAATCGCGTGATGCAGCGCCAGCGCCGTATCCATCATGATAACGTTGTTATCCAGGGCTAACGTGTCGTCTTTATCACAACGATTTCCGTCCTCGTCGAACTCAGGCGCAGCAGGAACCAGCTTCACATACTCACGGTCAATATCACGTAAAGCGTCCTGAGCGATGATCCCCCGGCGTGCCCGTTCAAAGTAATCCCCGTTATATACGAACGTGCAGGGTTTCAGCTTCCTGATGTTCTCGTAAGATGCCTGGCCGTCGTCATAGGTGATATCGTGCTTCAGAGTGGCATCAGAGGTCGCTGACTTCTGATAGGTGTAGTTGCCAGCAAAGCCGCCATCGCCACTTGCCGAGGTGACTAAATCCCCGTTGGCTGGGGTGAAATACCAGTACCGGATCTTAGCCCCATTATCGCCGAACTGAGTTAACGCAGTGTTAGCCCAGTTTCCTGTTCCGTTCCCGACATTTCCCAGGATCGTTCTTAAATCATAACCACCTCCATGTCTGTAACCCCAGGAAAGACCAGCTATAGCGCCGTTACCCGGAGTGTCTGTAGCTGTGTCCGTGAAATAGGCGGCATAGTGGGGTTGTGCTGAGTTCCACCATGAGTTTACATTAGGGGCGCCCATATATATACGCCCGGGAACTTGCACGTTACCATTGGACATAAAGTCAAAGTAGTTGTTTTGCGCAGAGTCCGTACCACCAGCAGCTTGCATCACCGTCAGTCTGGCAATGGAGTAGTTCCATTCGATGCGTTTCACGACCTGGAGTTGGGCGGATACCTTCTCAACACCATTTACGGTGTACTGTGACTTTATGTATCCGCCATAAACCGTACTCCCGCCCCCCGGAAGAGACGCGTCATTGATGGTGGATGTCCAGGCAGCAATGGCCCTGCTTAATTCAGCCGTGTCTATTCTGTTTGCCATAACTTAATTCCTTACGCCCAGACGCGAGCCGGTGTTTTCGGTTTAACCACAAAGTCGTTCAGCCCGGATAAATCGAGCGAGTCATTCATGACCCGTAAATTGACGTGATAGCCGGGTTCGGTGGTGTACTTGATAACTTCGTTTTCTTCACCGGGATTGATAACTTCACCAGGAACAGCGATAACGCCGACGATATCCAGGCTGATATCGGGGTGATATAAACCACCCTGTCCCTCATCATCCATAAAACCCGCCGCGATTAATTGCGCGCACATTTCGTCGGCGTCATTAAAACGCAGATATAAGTCTCTCATCAGCGGAGTCCTTTGATTTGGTTGAGTGTTAAGGCGCGATGCCAGATCCGGAAATTGCGGATGTGGTAAACAACATTAGGGTTGGAGGCAAAAGAAATCGATAGCCCGGCATTCGCTGGGTTAGCCGGCGCTGCTGTTCTGACTCCTATCTTTCCATCAAAATAGGCCGTCACTTTATTGCTGATATCTATAGTTTGAATCCATAGTTTTTTGCTGAACGGATAAGTAACACCTATCACTGGTGAAAGACCATTAGCACTACGCAATGAATCGAGGCTATCTGTTCGCATGCGCGTAATAATATCGTTGCCTGCTCCAGCAACAGCAATCGCACTATGATATCCCGTTGCCGGTGCGGAAAATACATTCACCGATAGCTCAAATGCAACCGTGCGTTCAAATAGATCACCAGTCAAATTATATCCGCAATTCCCAGCAGCCTGCAGCGCACCTGTTTCATTGGCTCTCGTCGTTACCGTTCCAGATGTTGGAATATATGATGAACTTAATCCTGATTCGAGTTGTGGGCCATATAGATAAACTCCGACGCCTGTAGCAAGAGAAACTGCCGGGCGCCTCCCATCAGTTAATGAGCCAATTAATTCTACTCCGGGATCGGCTGATGTATTGCCAGTTAAATCACCATCAATACTGGTCACAGCCATAATTCTCCACCAACCATTAGCCATGGAAATAGCTTTGGCATAAAAAAGGTTGTTGGCCCCTATCTCACCAGTTGATAAATCAACGTTTAAATATCTATTACTTACACCTGTCGTACCGCCCAGCCAGCGAAGCTGGATTAGATTATGAGAGTCAGCTTTTGCAAACACAGAAAATGAACAATATCCACCTGCTGATAATCCAGAAATGGGTACTGAGATTGCTGCTCCTGTTTGTGTGTTCGCGCCCCCTGCTGAAGCAAGTTTCGTTACGCCAGTAGCGGTTCCATCAGGCGATATAACAGCAGATTGCGTAACGGTAGAATTAGCCACTCTCCAGGCAGACGTTGATTGAGAATTTGAGACCAGATTAGTTCCCTGCCCCTCTATCAATAAACCCTCTTTCTCGAAGCGCGGCTCGTTAATAGCTGCCGTCTGCAGTATCCCTGACTTATCGATATACGTCGCCGTGGTTGAGCGGGTAAAGGTCGCTGACTTTGTTGGAAGCTCCAGCACCTGCCCGGAAATCGTCAGCCGGTCGTAAGGCGCAAACCCAGCCAGCAGGCGCAGGTCATCATTCAGCGGTAACCAGACATCAGGGAACGGGGCCTCCTCATAAGGTACAGAGGTCAGCAGCTGCGCGGCGGCAAGGGATGCGGCGGCGCTGCTGGCGCTACTAGCAGCATTGGTCTCCGACGTTTTGGCATTCGTCTCAGACGTTTTTGCGTTCGTCTCGGAGGTTCTAGCATTCGTTTCGCTGGTCTTGGCTGCTGAAGCGCTGCTTGCCGCAGCAGTCTTAGACGAGTTCGCGTTCGTCTCTGAGGTTTTTGCGTTTTTCTCTGATGCTGCCGCTGCAGCGGCGCTAGCTCCTGCCGCACCCGCCTGGGCGATCAGCTTTGACCAGCTGGGACCCGTCTTTTTTGAACCGTCTGCCAGGGTTACGGTGACGTCACCGGTACCCGATAAAATCAGGTCCTGGTTGATGATACTACTTTGCGCGAGGCGAAATCCTTCAGAGACGGCTTTTGCTAAATCGTCATCAAGTGTGGCCATTCGTGATGTCCTTAAAATGAAAAACCCAGCCGGAGCTGGGTTGGAGGTTCTGAGGTTGTGGAGATTAGGAGAAGGAGCCGGTACCGCGCGTAATGGTCAGTGTCGGAGCGGCAATACGCTTACTAGCCGTCCCGGTACCAGTAACCGTAATCGTCCCTGTAATCACGTTTGCCGTAATGTTTCGAACAGCATGACGTACGGTTATCCGAAGCCCACCGGTTCCCGCAGGAATGTAGACGGAGCCTAAGTCACGGACATCGCCGTTAATGTTGAGGGTGATGTTTACCAGGCCTTCCCCTTGAATAGATGACGCTGTAATCATCGCCTCAAGCAGAGCTGACTTATTCAGTGATGATGAGGAGGAGTCAGTGAAAGTTATGGTATTGGTTGCCACACCTCCGCCTGAAACGTAAGTATCTGAAGACACACCAACGTTAGCCACATCACCAATGAAGTTTGTCGCTTCAACCGTTCCCTTAAAGCTCCCACTGGTCGCTTCAACCCTGCCTTTAAAGCTCCCGTCAGTAGCATAGATCGTGCCGCGAACGGTCACGCCGTTGAACGTGGCATACCCGGATTTATTGATATGCCAGCCGACATTGCCGGTCCCGTCCCAGTTGCTGGACTGGATGTAATTCCCGATCTTGCCGTTGTCGATAGAACCGTCCTGGATGAACACCGAACGCATGAACATCTGGCCGCCGGTCGAAGCAAACACCAGCTCCTGCCCGTTCGTCGTTGGGTTATACACCGCGAACGTATCGGCAGAAATCAGGAAGTTTGAGGCCCCTGTACCGTCAATGCCCAGCTGAATACCCGCGATGCGTTTGACACCGTTTGCTTCCACCTGGACTTTAACGCCCCACTGCGCGCTCAGCTTGTCGTTAATGCCAGCAATAGCCTGACTGGTCGTCTGCACACTGGCATTGGTATCGCCGATTGCTGCCGTCACCTGCTGAATGCTGGTCGCGGTAGCGCTCTCCAGATCCGTAACGGCTTTATCAATGCGCGTGATGGCGGCGGCGTTGGTCTGGCCGTTTTGCTCAACCGTGGCCTTAAGCGTCGTAACCTGCTCAGCTACAGCGCTTGCGGCATCTGCGGCGGTCTTCCTGGCTTCGGTGATCTCGGCCATCGTTTTTGTTTCGCCAACGGCAAACGTGACGCGCTGATCCGAAAATGCAAAGAAGTTGGCAATGGCATTGCTGACGCTACCGACAATACCAGCGTCGCGGCTGGCCGTGTTACCGTCCACATCCACTTTCAGGCTGTCGATACGACGCCCCAGCGCACTGTCTGCATCCGTGCGGGCCGTGGTTTCCGTGCTGATGTCAGCCGTGTTCTGGTCGGTGGTGGCCTTGACCGCAGCCAGCGCGGTAGTCTGCGCTTTGTTGTTATCAGCGACGGCTTTATCGATGCGCGTGATATCGCCGGTATTTTTCCCGACGGTGGTCTGCAGGCCAGACAGCGTGGTGGCCTGCGCTTCCTGCTCAGTCGTCAGCGTTGCCAGCTCCTGCGTCACGCTGGCTTTGTTGGCGTTAACGGTCGCTTCCAGCGCCGTCCGGGCTGTCACCTCCGCTTCCTGCGCCGTGATGCGCGCCTGGCGTTCGGTGTAGAGCAAGCCCGAGGCCAGCTTCGACGGATCATCACCGGTATAACCGCCCCGAATCTGCGTCGCTAACGTTTCTCGCGCTGTGGCTTCCGCCTGGTCGCCAGCAACACGGGCTGTCGTTTCCTGCTGCAGCGCCGCCATACCTGCGCCGGGAGTGGGCCGTCCAAGCGCCACCCAGTCAATCAGGAAGTAATTCGTCGCATCCTGCTTGGTGGACAGATCCAGCCTGAACTGATTCATCGTGGTTTCAGTCAGCCAGGGAATATTGTCGAACTCCAGCGTGGCGATCCCGTTCGCGTCGTAAGCAGGCTCAGCGACAGTTAGCATGTTGGTGTCGTTGAAGCCACCGGTTCCCCGCCACCGCAGCTGCCCCGCCCAGCCCGGAGCCCCGAACTTCCTGATGCGCAGTTTAACGAAGCGATAGGACGACGAGTTAATACCCAGTGAACCGGGAGACTGCACCCATGGATCGGTGGCATGGTTCGCCGGGCGGATCCAGCCGTCAACAATGGTCGGGGTCCCGTTCCCGGACCAGCCCTCTACCGTCGAATCGAAGTACCAGATTTTGGCCGGGTCGAACTGCGAGCCGGTACCTGCAGAAATCTGCCCAATCTGCTGCGCCAGTGACTCGGTGGTGGTCTGGATCGTCTGATTGACGTTGCTGATATCCGCGACGCGCTCGTTCTTCTCGGTCAGCAGCGCCTGGGCGCGCGCCGTTGCCTCGTCGGTGATGGCTTTCTTACGGTCCGTGACCTCCTGTGCCAGGCCTGCTTTGGTTGCCGCCGACTCTGTCGTAACTTTGCTAATGTCGTCGCGCGCTGACTGAATATCGTCGCTGAGATCGGCGATATCCGCGGTGAGTTCCTTATACGCGTCTGTCTGTTTGATCTGGTTGTCGATATCCACCAGGTAATCAGCTGCAACCGAGCTGCTGCTGCCCTGAATAAAGTCAGTCCATGCCGACTTATTGCCGGTGCGATCGACAAGCCGCGCGCGGTACCAGAACCCCACCCCGGCTTTCAGGCCCAGTTGCTGATAAACATGCTGCGGATAGGGTACCCCAGCCAGCAGAAGCGGATTTGTGCCGGTCGACGCAGTGGAATACTGGATCTCCGTCTGTAAGGTATCGCCGGTACCAGCCGGGAAATCCCAGTCCAGTTGTACGCCCCAGAGCAACGGCGTGGTACGGAAATTGGCGGGCTTTGGCACATCACCGGCCCGGCCCTTGAGATGCGTCAGCACTGAGGTGGCCCACAGGCTGGATGCGCCGCCAGCGTTAATCGCCCTGACACGCACCAGGTAATCACCTTCGTAGATCCCCGGCACTTCGATATTGCGCAGCCCGGTTTGCGGTACGTTAACCCACTCACTATCACCCCGGCGCCACTGTGCCTGGTAGGCGATCACGTCTGCCTGAGGTTTCCCGGCTTTATCCAGCGGAGCATCCCAGGAGGCCGTCAGCGTGGCAATGCGCTGCCCCTGTCTCACTGAGTCGTAGCTCGATACCACGACGTTTCCGGGCTGAGAGACAACACCAGTAGGGATCAGGCTGACAGGCGGGATGTCCAGGCGCGCATTGTTATCGACCGCATCATATTTCGAGGCGTTGTATTCCGCACCCGTAATGGTGTAGGTGTTCTCCTCGTCGTTGAATGTCAGGTTCATCACACGGAAATACTGCAGGCGCAGCTGTCCGGCATCGATAACGAAAACGGCATCTGGCGCTGGCGCAGAGGAAAACCCCGTGGCCACGATTAACTGCGTGCCGTTGACCGCCTGAATGACCCGGTTTTCCACAATGCCGCCCTGTGTGCGGATCATCAGGGTGTCGCCCGGGACGGCGCTGGTCCCGCGATCGGTTGTAACGGCTTTAAGCCCGGCGTTGTAGCTCACAACGCGCCCACCATACACTCGCCCGGAAAAGCGTTCATCCGCAAAAGCGAACACGGTGCCGGGAACATAGGCAAAGCCATCCAGCCCGGTTTGCAGCGTGATCAGGCGATCGAGATAGTTGGAGTACACCGCCCAGCCGCCGCGACGCTGCGCCTCACTCTCACGCGTACAGCCAATGGCAGTCAACTGCGTCTGCTTGAATTTGAACTGCTTGACCAGGTCAGGAAACATCACCGCAGTGGTGCGATCCTGGTAGTGGTTATCCGGGTCGCTGAAGTTTATTAGCGCAGAACTGTAGCGGTTCTTCTCGCTGCCGCTGGAATAGTTCGGCTTTCCGACGACCGAGGCGCGAGTGAGGACCTGCAGCTTCGTCGTGTCCGCTGGCATGTCCGAGACAACATTGAACATGTTGTTGCCCCAGAACGTCATACCGTTGAAGCCAGCGGCGATATCCTTTATCACCTGCCAGGCATCGGCCTGCGACTGGATATAGACGTCAAACAGGAAGCGCGGCTCGGTACCGGTGCCGCCCTTACCATCGGGTACCTTCTGGTCACAGCGCTGGGCTATGCGGTACAGCTCCCACTTATCCAGCATGGCTGCCGTTACCCGACGACCCAGGCCAAAGCGCGGCTCCGTGAGTACATCGAACCAGATCCACGCCGGGTTATTCGACCAGCCCCATTTAAATGTCCCATCCCAGGTGCCGTTATAAACCCGGCCAACCGGATCATAGTTCTGCGGGATGCGGATAATCCGCCCTTTCGGCTTGCAGGATATCTTCGGGATGTTGTTGAAGGATTTTGCGTTGAACGACACATACAGCAGCGCGGTATGCGGATAGCGCAGGCGCGCGTCGATCACCTCCGTGATTGCCTGCACCTGTGTCTTGTTCTGAAGCATCTGGCTGGTGCTGTCTGCGGTATCGCGAACCACGCGGATCTGCCAGCCGGTGTTAGCCTTAGGCAGATTGATGCGATGGGTCAGCTCGTACAGAGAACTGAGCTTTTCCGTTACGGTTTTGGTGAGCACAGTGCTGTATGCACCGCCATCTACCGCCACATCGATGTGATAGGTGACGGAAGTGCCGACGATATCGCCATCATTCTCCTGCTGCTGCAGACCGGTAATGCCGATACGCACCAGCACTGCGTCAATCTGGGTATTACTGATGGCACGGGTCCAGGGAGTGACCTTCGTCAGCGACACGCCAATGCTGGTCTCGTTCTCCACGGCTGGGAACCCGGGGATCGGCGACTGCGTCTGCGTGCCCGGACGAAAGTCCCAGGAGACATTCTCGAAGTTCATCGAGCCGTCGGCGTTGCCCAGCGGCGTGCCGTCAAGGAAGATCCGGGTAGCATCCAGTCCACCAGCGAACTCGCCTTCACCGAGCGCCAGAAGCATACGGCAGCGCGCCATCGACTGCGCAGAATCGGGTTGTTCAACAGGCGTGTGCTGTTTCTGGCTTCCGCCTTTTGCACCAGTAATCGTTGCCATATTGCGTCCATAAAAAAAGCACCCGATTGGGTGCTAATTGAAGAGTAAGAAATTCTCAGATGTCCTCGGCCACGATCCCCGCACTGATTATGGCGCCGCCAATTTCGCGCTCGCCATACAGCAGCGCGACCGGGTTGCCCATCGCCAAGGTGTTCACTGCGCCGCCGAAGGCATAGCTGGGCTTATTGTCGGGGTCATCACGCCCCTGAAGGCCTTTGGGCTGCGGCGAGAGCATCTGGTAGATACCGCCGGCCATCATACTGACACCACCGATGATTAACGAAGGTGCGAATCCCTGTGCGCCTGGTATAAATGAGGCAACCACCCCAGCGACCACCATTACAGCCCCCAGGATCGTCTGGAACATACCCGCCTTTTTCGCCCCCTCCATCACAGGCGCGATGCGGATATCACTGCCACCGCCCAGCTCCTTGAAATCCTGTTCTCCGATGTTGCGTTTGCCACGAAACACCGCGAAGGTCATGCCGTTTTTTTTGGCATTCATGAGAAAGCTTTCCAGCCCGTCCAGGTTGATGCACAGCGCCTTTACCGCTTCCGCTGACGTCTGCACCGCCAGTCGGTGCACGCGGCCAAACCGGGCACCCAGCGCGCCATACAATCGAATCGTGGTTAAGCGCGCCATGGCTTAATCTCCTGCGGCAGGTCTTTGTGCCGAACGCAGATCATCGTCCGGTCTTTAAAATATCCACGGGCATAAGGTGTGATGCAGGATGGCTGGCCGTACAGGTGGTGCAGCAGCTCGCCCTCTTCGGTAATGATCCCCGCATGGTTCCACTTGTCCGACTCGACCTGCATGATGACCATACACCCGGGCGCGGGGTCGCATTCGACAAATCCCTCACGTTCCCAGTTATCGAAATAGAGATTGTCCGGGTACTGGCTTTCCCACCACGGATAATCCACGCGGAAATCGTTCAGCGTGACGCCCTGAGTAGCGTGCCAGTCCATGATCAGCCCCCAGCAGTCATGCGAGCCAAGGAGGAACGGGCGGCCGGTCAGCGGGATGGCGTCCGGTGTTATCTCTGCGTATTCATCGCAGTCCGGCGCGTAAATGCCCCAGACCACACCAGAGTTATTGCACTGCTGGCGATCAAGGTCAGAGGCGATAGGCCGTGCGCCATCGCCCGGGTGGGAGTGAATGACGCGGACAATGGTCCCGGCGTCCTCGGCGTTCGCCCAGTGTTCGCCGTCAATTCGGAAATGCTCGGTCGGATTTTCGTGGCTGTTCGGCACCGGGATATAGCGCTGGCGCCGTCCTGACTGAATGACGAAGCCGCAGCACTCGCGCGGGGATTCCTCCAGCGCATGCGCCCGGATCGCCGTCATAATGGTTTTGTTCATTGGTATATCCGGTTATCGGGTGAAGAGAACTGTCGCCGGGTAGCCGCCGAAATCAAGAACGGCAGTGTTCGGTTCTGCCAGCCCTGCGCCGAAACGCTTGCGGCAGTCACTGAGGCAACCCCCGCATACATCAAACGCCGGGTCCGCTACCGCATTACCCTTCGCATCGAAATATGCCGTGCCGTTGTAGGTGCAGCCGTCACCGCTGCGATATTGTCCGCGCAGTGCCCATTCGCAGAGCGAGGTGATCTGCCGGGTGGGTATGACCAGGTTCTGCAGGTCTGCCGGGCTACTGAGCGACCAGGACACCACCTCGTCATCTTCAGAGGTTTTGGTATCCAGCCAGAAGGTCTGCAGGGAGAACATCGTCGGGTCTGCTGTCGGATTAACACTGCCGGGGAAGTTCACCGCATCGAGGTAAACCGCGTAGGTGTCAATGATGCTTACCTTCGCATTCACCATGTCCTTAAACTGGAGGCAAAGCGCGGTGATGTGGCCATCGAGGTTAGACACGCTGAGCTTTGGCTCGGCGGCCTGATCCGTTGAAAGCGCCAAGTCTGCAATCTGGAAAGGCCAGAACTCGTAGGCGTTGCCATCCCAGATGATGGGCTTCGGCCCCAGCCTGGCCTCGTCGCCGTTCGCCGCGTCAATCTCGGCAGGTGTGTGGGGAAACGGGCTGTAGTGAAAGCGGTGGATCCCGCCGCTGAACTCTGAGGCATCCACTTCGACCAGGCGGACCCTGCCACCTGGTGCCAGCTTCGCTGCTGTATCAATCAGTGCTGCCATGTCCTACCTCAGGCAAATACGCCATAGGCGCGCTTAATGGTGAATGTCAGCTCGGCAAACTTGCTGTTGATCTGGTTTTTGCGAACAGAGTCGGCGACAACGCGGTACAGCCCCTTATCTTCGCCCGGCGGCGTAATGATGAAGGCCTTAACGGTGTGAGCCAGCAGAAAGTCGCGCAATGCGTTTACCTCTGTCTCAGTGCCGGTATGTTTCATCGGCACCTGGATCGCCGTGGAGTTGATGCCGTTCTCGGCAACCTGCTCATAGCCATCGCCAAACTGCGCAGCACGCACTGTCTGGCTATATTCAACAGGGCCAGCGCCGAGCTGCGAGCGCCAGCTGTAAGTTTCGACTGCCATGTTTGCTCCATAAAAAAACCCAGCCGGAGCTGGGTTGATAATAATGAGTAGTATTTAAAAAAATTTAGGCAACTAATGTTTTGATTTCTTTCAAAATATCTTGAGTAATTTCAGCGTCTTTTAAGATGCAGTCCAGCTGTGACTTATGTATGTTTTGCGTTAATTCATAATCTGCTTCACACCTAGATTTATGACACATCTTCAACTTCACAGATAATAGCTGCAATGTTCTTACATGTGCCGGGTGTAAATTATCAGCGCAGTCTGCTAAATACTGAGACAAGCGGGCATGCGTTCCGCCTTTGAAATTTTTGCCTGGGATTGGATGATTTTTGGGAACGCGACCACCAGCAAGTTCATGTGCAGCGTGAAACATGCTGTAGTAGGCCCGACCTATTGAAGCCCTCAAATCAACTTCGTTTTCAGCATCTTTTGCCATCGATTTTGCAAGGTAAAGGATTTCAGAATGTGAGACAGCCATTTCAATCTCCTATCACATGGAATGTAGCAATGCTGTTGGGAGAGAAAATTTGATGATCCACGATCAATGAAGCAAGCTCATCATTAAGTTCCCATAAATTATCAGAGAGATCTGGCGTTATACCGAATGAGAAAATTAACATACCTTCCGCATCAGTATGGATTGATGCTTGTCTCGGTGGGAGTTTTAGCCTTTCTGCAATTTGCATTACAAGAGAAGCCATTTGAAATAAATAATCGGATTCGTCCTTGTCATCCATCAAAATATCAAAGATGGAATCGCAACGCATAATGTCATACCTTTGTTTTTCTGCAAATGATGATAAATCGCAGGAATTGAAAATTGGCTGACCCTTTATAAGTAACATTGTATCGAGATCACCCCAAAACCCTGCATTCAAGTATGCATGGCAAAGCCCAGCAAAGCCGACATAAGGGATGCTATTGTGGGAAATCTCACGCGCCAATCGATATTGGCATCTCTGGCCTAACGCGACTGAAAAATTCACCCACACCACATCACTATAAGGATTGATGAGGGTAAGTCGCCTATGGGTTTCCATAGCGGAAACATAGTTACCACCAACGATTTCTGCAAGCCCTATGACTAAAAGAGATTGGTAGGCATCTGGTATTTTTTTAGCCTCGCGAATAACCACACGCAGGCCAAATTCACCGATAAGATTTTCTCCCGACTCGATAGAGGGAACTAACTTGTCAAGAAGCTCATTGGTTTTCAGTTGAGGGTTAGCGCTAGTCATATCCGTATCGGCCAAATGATGTTTAGCCGAATCATAGCAAAACTACTCAGACGCCTAAACCTGGCTAAATATACATTGAACAATACATAGCTACTCCACCGACAAAATGCCCCGCATTAGCGAGGCTCGGTGTCGGTTGAAAGCCCCGGGTGGGGCTTGGTTGCAGCGTAGTTCAGCTTAACTCCCGCTCATTTCTTCAAGTCGATAATCAGTTTTATCGTCTTTATCCTCGATGCATACAGCTCTAAATTTTTGCTCAAGGCCGAATTTGTTCTTGGCGCTAAACTCCTGAGTTGCGTAAAACTTCCCGTCATTACCCTGCCATCTTTTTGCACCAAACACAGACATATCCAGGGTGCTTTTGTTTATGACTGAACTTCTAACGTAGACTTCACACGCATTACGCAGCTCATCAAGCTTTTTGGTAGATAACTTTTTGGCCTCGTCAGCTTTCAATTCATCATCCGTTTTAAGGCTAAGCCAGGCTGCCGCAATGACAACAATTAACAGCAAAATGAGTAAGCCAATGGTTTTGAGAATTTTCTTTAATATTTTTTGTAGCACTATCATCCCCTGATTAGTATGGTTTTGCACATGATAACCAGGGGATGCACTGCTGTAACCAGGTGCGCGTGATATTGCCATCTCAGGATCACAACCTAGGGTCACTTGGTCTGGAACTGCCTGCCAAGAAGGCCATCGCTTCGAGCAGCCCTCACAAGGATCTCCGTCACCTTAGTTTCTATTTCCTTCCCTAACGCCCGTGTTGCAGCGCTTCCGTCTCCAGATGTGTTTGAGGTTGCATTGCCTTTATTATCGACATAAATATCTATGTTGACCTGCGGCTGGGCACCACCTCCTCCCTGCGCCCTGACACCAAGCCGGCCAGCGGAATCACGCGTCAGCGGCATGATTGCCTCGGCGCCAGCCTCAGCGAAGACACCCCCCTTGGCAAACTTCGAGGCCCCCTGGAATGTGAAGTGCTGAGGTGTATCGTATACGCCATTCACGTACTTGCTGAGGCCCGGCGATTCATAGACTCCGCCTTTAGCGTTGAACGTTACGCCTGCAGCAGCGTTTGCATACGCTCCGCCTGGTGTAGTGCCACCAGAGCCTCCGCTGATCCATCCCATTGCGGCCTGCACTGCGTAGGCGACCATGAGGCGGTTCGTCACATCCAGGATCATCTTAAGCATCGACTTGCCGAACTCTTTAACCGAGGCTTTGCCGGTTGTCATAAGTTCGGTAAGCATGTCGCTCAGACCTGTTAGCGTGGAACTGGCAACGTTTTTCACGGCATCGTAGGTGTTAGTGGCGGCGTCCAGATACTCATTCCAGCCGCTTACAGCACCAGCTTTCCAATCACCGCGTAGCTTATCCTCTTCAGCGTAATACTTCCGAAGCGCTGCCAGTTCTTTTTCATAACCAGCATCTTCAAGCTTGCCACCGCCATTCAGCCATCCCTGTCGGAGCTGCGCTTCCTCCATCAGACGCTGCGTTTGACGACTACTTAACCCGGCGCTATCACGCAATGCATCGGTTTTTTCAGCCATCTGGGTGACGTATTTGTTTGCCTGCTGCGCCAGCCCGTTAATCTTCTGCTGGGCCTCAACTTCCTTATTTTTCTGATCCACAACTTTAGCGGCGTTGAGGATGGCCTCACGGTTCGATAGAAGAGATTTCTCCTGCGCAGTCAGCGCGCGAGTCTTAGCAGCCTCGTCAAGCTCGGCAAAATGGGATTGCTGTTTGCTGAACTCGGTATTTTTGGCGTGAAGATCGCCGGTCTGGCGTAGAGTTTCGAGCGTTTCCGTTAGGGTTCTGGCCTGGGCGCGGTAGTTCTCCAGTGTGCGATCGCCTGCGTCCAGAGTGGCCCTGGCTTCCTGAATTTTCCTTGCTGAACCTTGGGCGAGTTTCGATACAGCATCCTTAGTTTGCTTATCAACAGAACCGGTGCCTTTTACCCCGCCGCCAGGACCGTTCTTGGCCTCCTCCTCCCACTCGCGCTGGGATTTACTCAGGTTTGAAAAATGCTTGTTATAGTCGGCGGTAAGCTGGGCATACTCTTTGTTAGCGGCTTCACGGTTTTTAGCAACACTTTCAGCCAGACCGTTAAACCCCATGCTTTTTATGAGGGACTCCCCACCAGGGAGTTTGTTTGCAATCTCTGTGAAGCCGGTAATCATCCCCCCCATAATCCCCAGGGAGAGTTCTTTCATTTCCACGAATAAAGCTTCAAACGAGGTACCCAACAGCTTAAACACCTCGATAACCTGATTACCCCAGGCCCGAACTGTAACCCCGATTTGGCCGAAAACATCGGAAGAAAAAGCCTTTAGTCCGTTCCACGCTTGCCCGATATTATCGGTGGCCTCAACAATTTTATTGCTACGGTCCTCCATGGTGCTGGCAAACAACGTTATCGCTTCGTTTGCAGCTGCTGTTTTGCCCTTGGTTTTTTCAAGGGTGATGATGTGCTTCATCATAGCTTCATCAACAAAGCCATATTGCTGATTAAGGCTTGCCAGCGCCTTAATGGGATCGCTTGCCAGCCGTGAAAAATCCGCCAGCGCAGCCTTCGTATCGAGACCAGCATCGCCCATAGCCATAATGGATTTGGCGATTTTTGTCATCTGGTCGGCGGTATACTTCCCGGTGTCATTAAGTTGAACCAGAGTATCAACAGAATCAGACAGGGACGCGCCAGCATTGTCTGCAACATCCTTTGCCGCATCATTCAATTGCTGCATTGATGAGAAGCCAGCCCCTCCCATCAAAATGAGCGATCTGGCCACATTGTCGAACTGCTGGGATGAGCTATAAGCAGCTCCCGCCAGAACAGCCAGAACAGCTACAGAACCCGCAATAGCAAGGTTAAAGGTATTTAGCAGACCACCCGCCCGCCCCAGTTTCTCCGCTGCCTCACTCGTGTTATTAAGACCTTCAGCAGCATCACTGATGTTTGTTGCCGATTCAGAGGTCTCTCTGCTTTCTTCGTTAAAGCCAAATAATGCATCCCTAAGAGCCTGGAGCATTGGACCGAGGCCCCCGAAGGAATCCTTAATCTGCCCACCCTGCTGTAGCAGGATCAGGAATGGGGATTGTCCACCTGCCAGTTGAGTAGCAATATCGGTGAACTGCGCCGGGAGCGTGCGCAGCGCAGCACTGTACTGCCCCACAGAAATTCCAGCGCGGCGTGCTGCGGCCTCCTGCCGGGATAGCGCCTCAGGCAGCACGTCAGCCACGCCAGAGAGCCGTTCACGGGTCTGGTTGAGAATGGTGTTGAAATGCTCGAACTGGGTGCCGTTAATGCGCCCCGCTTCGAAGTGTGCCACCAGCTGCGCATGCTGCTCGTCCAGCGAGTTGAATGCGCGGATCGTCGGGTCGATTGAACCCAGCAGGTTCTTCAGCGCGGCTGATTGCTTCTCTGCCGCCTGAGTGGCCGCGAGTTCTGCCTGGACACGCGCAGCTGCTTCGCCGGTATCCGTCAGTTTAAGCCGGGTATCGTCCAGGATTTTGTTGTAGTGCTGAAAATCATCGGTATCCAGAAAGCCTTTGGTCTGGAAGTTACGCAGCGCGGCCTGCTGTTCGTCCAGCCGGTTCAGCGCTTTGTTCACCGGATCGATATTCTCAAGCAGGCCTTTCAGCGCAGCCTGCTGCTCCTTGATGCCTTCGCTACCCTGCTTTGCAGACTCAGCACCAGCGCGGAATACGCTGTTAAGGTCATCAGCTTTGCCAACGGCACCAGCCGCGGCTTCACCGAGTTTATCCAGCTCATTGCTGGCAGTTTTCAGGTCAGAAACATCGGCCCGCAAAGTAATCGAGGCGATCTGGTCTGTCATTATTTCGTCTCCTTGTGCATTACTTTGAGAGCCTCGCTTTCCATAATCTGAAGGTCAGCCATGCAGGCCGCCGCATCATCAACCCCGTGTAACTCAAACACCCAGGGGAGAACGTTGTAATCAAGGCCGGTCGCCCCGCCCGCGCCAACGCGCCATTGAGTCGCCAGTGCAGAGAAGATGGTGAATGATTTCCATACCGACGGCAGGATCCCCACCTCTTCCTCCACGTCCTCAGGCGTCAAACCAAAAGCGGCTAACTCCGCGAGAGTCGGTCCGGGCGTGTACAACGCTGCGGCGACCTGCCTCAGTTTTTTTCTCGTACACCCATCAGCTCTTTGGTATAGGCCAGGCCGATGTTGTCGAACGCGCGCGGGTAGTTCTGCAGGAGGACCACCACGTTATCGCGGTTAAACTCGTCAGGCAGTGCCCAGCCATCAACGATCTCCATCAGGTAGTCGGCCTGTGGCTCGATAAGGGACTTTTTGCCTTCGGCACCTTTACGCAGCTTCTCATCCATGGCGTGCAGCTCTTCGAGCGTCTTATGGTGGAAGGTTAAGGTTAGCTTGCCGTCTTCGGCACCAGCGCGCGGGATGCTGGCAGTGGCGGGAAAGGTCGGGTTTGGGATCAGAGAGAATTGGGTCATTTCGGTTCCTTAGAAGGATGCAGGATGGGGCCGTAAAAAAGCCCGGCGAACCGGGCCAGAGTGGTTAGCTGATCGTGACGACACACGCGCCAGAGGTAATGGTCTTGCCCGCGGCGTCGGTAACTTCGCAGGTGTAAGAGCCGGCATCGCCGGATGCCACAGACGGGATGTTGAACGTCGAAGCCGTTTTGCCCGGGATAGCGGTACCGCCTTTCTTCCACACGTACGTGTAAGGCGCGGAACCGCCCTGCATGACCACCGCCAGATCCAGCGCAGAACCAGAAGCGACCGATTTGGTTGCAGGCAGGTCAGTCAGGAAGGCCAGCGGCATAGCAGAGGAGTCGGCGATCGGGTAAATCTGCATATCCGATTCGAAGTTCATGCGCGCTTCGTTGCTTTCCACGGCGTTGATTTCGGTGCGTGGCACGCGCTGGAACGACACTTTGGCAGAGTAGTAACGATCCGCTTTCCCGCGAGGGTTGTGGAACCAGACCGCCGTGGTGTCGCTGGAGTCGTCCAGGTCGATGAGGCGCTTGTAAATCGCCAGCTGCGGGTCGTGGGCGAACGTATAGACCTGAACCACGGCGTTTTTAAACGTCGGGATGGTACGGGCCTTATCATCTTCCAGGAACTGGACACTGATGGTCTGCTGGTCGCCGCCTTCGGTAGAGAGCGTCATGACCTGAGGCATGGTGATCCACGAGTCGATTTTGCGCAGTGTGCCTGCGCCGGTGCCCGCCGGGAATTTCTTGGTATCGGTGGTATCAAACGCTTCCAGCACAATTTTGGTGCCGGTCACCGATTTAACGCGTAGCACCATGTTATCGAGTTTGAGCCAGCCAGAGTTTACCTGGACGACATCGCCCGCAAGGATCCCGGCAGCGGAGGCAACGGTCAGTTCGCATTCCGTCGCGTTGGAGGCTGCTGTGAAGACAATCGGCGCAAGATAGGCCTTGGCCACGTTCACACGTGACCCGTTAGGGATTGCGAATGCCATTGCATTCTCCTGAATTGAGGAAATAAAAAACCCGCCGGTTGGCGGGTCAGTAATCAGCGCGGTACTGCATGCTGACGGGAGTGGTGTAAGTGATGGAGCCGCTACTGCCGTTTGGTGCTGATGTAGGGCGATCCTGTATCGGTGGACGTACCTGCGGTGGCCCGTTGATGTAAACCGTCAAATCCCCGTCCACCAGCGGCAGTCCTTCGGGGAAGGCATCTGCGACAGACGTTGCCAGCCCCCTGGCCTGCGTCACGCCGCTGCCTGCTGGGGCAATGATGTTGAGCTGGAGAATGCCCTGGTACGTACGCAGCTGGCCTTCCAGATCCTGCCCTACGGTCTGCGCAGGCAGGATATAAACGCGCCCGTATGGCGCATTATCCGGGGGGGTGAACGCGATGTTGGGCCAGGCCACCGGCAGGCCAAGCGACGAGCAGATAACCGCAACACGGCTCTCCAGCAGGCCAGCGATACGCATTGTCTGGTCACTGGCCATTGCGCACCTCGCTCATTGCCTCACGGAACATTTGCGCGGCATCCAGCGCAGTGATACCCACCATGCCGCCGGGCGCCTGACCGGAATGCCCGTTCTCAAGCGCTGCCGCATAAGGCAGATTATTGGTGAAGTAAATCGAGCTGACCTGGCCCACCCTGAACACCTCGAGCACCGCCATGCCACGGGAATTTGAACCCTGGCCGGAAGCGTCCGGTGTATCGTTGGACTGAGTAGGCTGGCTGTCGAAACCCACATACCAGTTGTTTTTGAAGCGCCCGCCGACATAGCCCTCAGGCTTTTTGATGTCCATCGAGTCATTTACGCGCAGACCACGCTTAAGCCGTCCCGATTTGGTCAGGTTGGCAGGGTCATCGCGAAGGGCCGCGTTATGCTCCCGCACCGCAGTGTTGTACGCCGTCGCGGTCTGGTTGACCTGCCAGATATCCGGCTGGCCCACCGGGGACATCTCAACCAGTTGAGCGAGGATTTTAATGCCCGTCCGGCGCACTGCCTGATCCATCTCCTGCTTCGAACTATTCACAAATAACTGAATGGAAGCCAGGAACGGCTGATTAACAGAGCTGGCCATAGTCACGCCCTCAACTGGATGTTGTAGGAGATGAGTACATCGGCAGGCTTAACCGGATTAGGCTGCACCACCCGCCATGCTTTGCCGTCGATCTCAATGCGGTCGTCAATACGCACTTCCGTTTCGGCTGTGGCCGCCAGCTTTTTATCGCCAGTAGTAATCAGAGAGCCATCTATTTCACGAGAGGAGTATTCAGTGACAACGCCAGTGACGGTCGCAGTGATAGCCGGGGTGGTTACCTCTTTGCCGAACGGATCGCGGGTAGTGCCGCCACCGCGGGTAAGCGGATAAGCCTTCCCGTTCTCGGTCAGCAGTCGCGTTGCGGTGTTTCGCATGCGGCGGTAGTCGATTGGCATATCACCCCCTTTCGATGCGGATCTGATTGCCGCCCACCACCAGCCCACGCAACGAGGAGTAGAGCCAGGGGAATGACGGTGCCGCCTTATTCGTACCTGGTTCGTACTGGATCGTGACTGCGCCCTCTACGCGCTCCATCGTTACCGCACCACCACCAGCGACCGACGGCGTGAGATCAATCTCCTGCGATTCGAGAGCCAGGCGGCACTGCGCATCAACCAGGCGCTGTGGGATGGTGTCATCTGGTAGGTCAACGCCGTCGAAGCGCACGCCCGCGCGCGGCCACGATAGCGGCTGTGATGCACTGGAGCGCTCGCCGCGCCATGTCTTGCCTTCCAGATAGTCCATTGCCTGCATCAGAATCTGGCAACATTCGCCATCATCCGCAGGAACGGCATATCCGCGCCCCGCCGCGAACGTGCGCAGGTCAATAACGCTGGCGTAGCTGTTGAAGTCCGGCGAATGGGGATCGGCAACCAGCATGGTTATTCCCCCAGACGCCAGTCCAGCGCCAGCCAGTTATCCACTTCGTCAGGGTGAACCTCAGCGCTCAGCGGGCCGCCGGGGAATTCAGGCTCATCGCGCACCATCACCACAAGCTCAATACCCTGCTGGTCCTGCTGGGCAGGGGTTTGTTCAGCGTCATTCTGCGCGGCAAGCTTTTCAGCCTCACGCTGTGCGCGCTGCTCTTTGGTCAATCCGGCCATTGGGCCTCCTGAATAACAAAGGGGCCGAAGCCCCAGTGGTTAACCCATGATGATGGCGGAGTGACGTGGTGCCACAGCAGCAACACCCCATGCCAGACCGACCTCGTAACGCACCTGGCGGTACTGGCGGTACAAAGCAACCTGGAAGGTGATGCCGGATTTCGGGTCGGTCACGTTCATCACGTCGTCGGCAGTATCGCCACCTTCCGGCATCGCCGGAGTACGGCTGGCCAGCAGGAATGAGCCGCGGTCAAACGCCATGTTTGGCGCGAATTCACTAAGCACAGTGACCGCAGCCTGATCTGCAAGATCCTGACGCAAGCCGGGAGAGCTGATGGTGATGCTGGAAGAGGTAGCAGCCACAACCAGATACTGGTTGTCATCACCATCAAACTTCACCGCGGTACCGGCAGCAATACCGCCAGTGCCCGCGGAGATAGCAACAATGATGTCACCCTCTTTCTTGGCGCCGTTGACCTTATAGCCCGCAGCATTGCTCTTCGCTGTGCGCTTAATGCTGAAGGACTCATGCAGATTGAAGCCCATGATTTTGCCAATGACACCTTCCCGGAGTAGTTGGTCTGTGCCAGCTTCGTTCGTCTTGAACAATACGGACTGCTTACCGCGGATGGACGCCATGGCTTCGCCGCCGAGCACCATACGCAGATCAGTAGTTGGCGCACCATTGTCGGTCAGGATCTGACGAGCCAGCGCTGCATCGGACAGATCGTCTTTGATGCTGAAAGGAGTATCTTTCGGTGCACCAACTGCGCGGGAGGAGTTCAGATACAATGCAGCCAGATCAGCATCCACTTCGTTCGCCAGTGCGCGGAATGCCTGCTGGAATTGTGCAGCCAGAATGGTGTTGTAGGTACCTGCCGGGCCAAGAGCCAGTTGCTCTTCACCGTTCCATTTGACCGGGGCCATTTTGGCTTTGGTGATGGTGACATCTACGCCATTAATATTCTGATCACCGGTATTTGGTGCTGAAGGTCCTGGAATGATGTCTTCGGTCTTGGTTGGCGGCGCAACTGGTGCGCGCACAATCTGGTCTTTAGCAGCTGCATCTGCCTTGGCGTCACGCGAAACTGCAGGGATAAAACCGGTTTGCTCGCGGGATACTACATCCAGCGCGGTATAGATGGTCGGGATCAGACCAGTAAGGGTATTACCTGCCATTTATGGCTCCTTTCGATTTAATCGACGATGCTGACGCCGTCTTTCAGCGCTGACTGTTTGCCAGCTATATCCAGGGAATCAAACGCATCGCGTTTCATGGTTTTCTGCCCGGCCTGATGCTGCGACTGGTGAGAGCCACCGCCGCTGTTGCCGGACGCTTTGAGGATGTAGTCTTTTTGCGGATGCAACTCGACCAGGGATTCCAGCGCTTCATCGAAGCCAGCCAGTTCGCCGGGCTTGGTGCGGGAGAACACCTTGTTGCCCTGCCCATCGTAGGCCACGACCTTGCCGTCTTCGATTTTGAAGTTCTGGCCGAAGTGGGAACGCACGAACTCAGCCGGGATCGCCATCTTCTCGGAGATAAATTTCGAACCGCCAAAGCGGCCGCCGATCATCTCGTCGTAGAGCTGGGTTTCGAGCTGTTTGGTCTTGCCATTCGCTTCGTCCAGCTGCTGCTGGTAAACCTTGGTGATCTCGGCTTTCACCTGGTCAACGGCGCCAGCGTCGATCAGCTTCTTCTGGTCGATTTTGGTCATCATTTCCAGGGCCTCAAGCGCCTTGGTCGGGTCGGAGATGCCAGCGAATTTCGCGAGACTGGCTTCCGCCGCCTCCTTAGCTTCGCGGTGAGTTTTAGCTTCACCATTCAGGGAGGTGATTTTGGTCATCGCTGCGGCTGCATCGAACGGGAACTCTTTGCCGTCATCATGGACGTACACAGGCATACCGTTTTCAACAACCACATTTCCGTTAGCATCGAGTTTGAGTTTCATTGTTTTGCTCCAGCCTTCCGGCCATTGGTTGTGGGTCATCCGACCCGGTCACCGCGTCGCATCCGCTCGGCGGCAGGCATAAAAAAAGCTGCCCGGAGGCAGCCTTGATTTGATTAGGGTTGTGTTATTCAAACGCCGATGCATCCACGCGGCGCAGCTCGTCCAGGGTCAGGAACTCCCCGGCATCGTTGAACATCTCCGGTACCGTGATTTTGCCGTCGCGCAGTATCTGCGCCCGGGTAACACCCAGCACCTGCTCCTGTCGCGCGTATGGTTGCCGGGCGAGCCAGTCGGCATAGCTGGTATGCGCTGGTACCTGCCCGTCCATCGAGGCGCGCGTGGCGCTGCTCAACTCGCCAGAAGGTATCTTCAGATCTTGCCACGATTTCGTGACCAATGTTTCCCCAGAGCGGCAGCAGAAGTGAATTTTGCCGGGGCCGCGCAGATATGGCACCACATGCCCCAGCGGCTTGCCGTCAAGGGTGTAGAGCTTGCGATCGCGGATGATGCACCACTGACTGGTATGCGTATCCAGCGTGGATGACCACTGCTTGGCCTTGACGATATCGCTGTTGGCCTGGGCGAACTCCTGCCGCGCCGTGGCGGCCATATGGTTCACCGCGGTGCGGGTCACCACAGCCAGGTCACGCCGGGATGCATTGATCACCCCATCTTCACGGTTAAGTTTTGGCGTGCCGGCAACGCGCCGGACAATCTGCTCTACCGTTTCGCCCTGGAGGAAGCCGGAGCGCACAGCATTGGTGATTTTGTCCAGCCGGTCGGCTTCAAGCTTCTGGCCCCACTCCTTCAGCAACCTCCCCTGGAACGGCTGCGCTGCTGCTGCGGCGTAGACCTGCTCGGGTGCAATGCTCTGCAGCGGAACGTGTTTCAGGATCTGCTGCGGGATGATGCTGCTAAACAGGTCCAATTGATACACGGCTTCATATTCAACGTAGCGCGTCAGTTCGCGTGCCAGCGCCGCGTTAACCGGTTCGTAGGCCTGCTGATTCAGTTCACGCACACCAGCCAGCAGCGATGCCAGGCGACGGGCGCTGTAGGTATCCACCCGTTTGCCGTCCAGAAGCACCAACAGTTTCGCGGCCAGTTCGGCATCCAGTTTATTCAGCAGCGCCACCATGCGCCGGGCGACGCCAGTGCCGTAGCGCGACACATACAGGCCATGCGCTATCGTCTCATCCTGCAGGCAGTCGTTGACGGAACGGGCCATATCACACCTCTTCTGCTGGCGGTCCGGTCAGCGAGGCCGATTCAGCCAGCAGCTCATCAAGGACTTTCTCAGGGTCGGCATCAGCATCAATCAGGTTGAGGCTCTGCAGGGCTTTAATGGCATCAATACGACGGAGGTCACCACCCTGGCGCAGGGACTGAATAGCCAGCGCTGCCGGGGGGTTGAACTCATTCGACTCAACATCCAGCTCAGTACGCACATCAACGTTGCCGCCCTCTTTCTCACCGATGTACTCGGCCATGATTTGCAGGATGTTGTCGATCGCATCTTCCAGGCTGGTCGCCATGGTGTAGAGCGGGGACTGTTCCTGCATTTTCTCTTCAGATGTCTGGTCTACTGACTTCGTCGAGGTATTGTCGATGCGCAGCAGCTTCGCGCCAGCCTGGCGCATCTGCTCCACCAGCTCAGCCAGCGACTCTTTGCCAGCACCGATGGAGGAGCCAGTATGCTCAACGTACTCGAGGCCCTGCGTCTGCCGATCGTTGAACGAGGTTGCCGATGAAGAACCGATGGTTAACTCTTCCCCCTCCTCCAGACCGAACACGGTAAGTATCGGCACCCGGGCGACGTGCAGGATGTTGTCCTGCTCGCTCTGGCTCTGCCAGTGCTTGACGTTCAGCAGCGCCATGTTCAGTAGCGGCGGTGAACCGCACATAAAGCCGGTGCGCTTGGTGTAGAGCGTGACCAGGGTGATATCTCGACGGGAGGTTGCCCACTCTTCGTGCTTTTGCCAGGTTGATTCACCCTGACCACCAGCGGTCTTTCGATAGATTTCGACCTTGCCCGGTGTCAGGAGGCGGATCTGTTCGACTTTCGTCTGCCCGAAGTCATCACCATCTTCGACCACCACCTCTTTGATGCGCAGCGACGTGAGCACGACCTTGCCGCCGGTCATCTTCGACCTCCAGCCGATCACCTGGCGGGGATTCAGCATGGTGACGTACGGGCGCGCGCCGGTGGCCTTCTCATCAGCCTTGGTCTTCACCTGTTCGGGGTCAACGCGAGGATAGTCCACCAGCGCATGGGAAAGGCCATACTGCATCGCCAGGCTAAAGAACGCGCCCATACATCCAGACGGGTGCCTTCAAGATCCACGTCTTTTGCGAACTCACGCAACTGATCCGGCACGTTTTCGCCCAACTGGATTGGCTCAGCGAATACACGCCCGACGTTCTGGTTGATCGTCTCTTCGTAGGCAGGGAGAAGCGTGGCCACTGCCAGGCGCTTTTTGTAATCCTCTTTGTCTTCCTTCGGCCAGCGTGGCAGATATGCCTCACCCAGCTGGCGCATATAAAGCGTGCCGCCCATCAGGGCGTCGTTAATGTCCCACGCCTGCACCATGTTCCCATAGTCCAGATTGGGTGTTGAAATATCAGGCATGGAGTTAAATCCGTAGGTTGGTGACTTTTCCGGTTGGTTTGATGATCGGGAATTGCTTCACGATGTAATAACCACCAGCATCATTGGGGTGATCGTTATCAGCGGATTTATCCGGCTCGCCATTCGCCGCCCATACCTGCTGTTCCAGGCTGTCGGTATATACCGGGCAGCGGGTCACGTTAACTTTGTAGCGGCGCTCTCCGTTGCCGTTGCAGAACATGGCGTTCACGGAGTTAATGCGATCTTTCACCGGCGGGTTGGCGGCGTTCACCACCACGCTAAATCCGGCCTGTTTAAGCTGCGCGATATCCGTGGCGCTGGCGTTGTTTGATTTGCGTGAATCGCCGGAAGCATCGGGATAGATGTAAATTTGACGAGAGCCGACGTAACGTCCGCCCTCATAGCGCCAGAATTCCTCCTGGATGCGCTTAATCATCGCTGGCGTGTCATAAACCTTCACCAGCTCCCGTACAGCTCTCGGTTCTCCGTCGCGCAGCACATGGACGATGGCTGCCATCTTGCCAACGTTAAAGTCCATGCCGATATACAGTGGTTCGCCTGCCTGCTCCTCATCGGTACAGCGGTTAAGCTGGCGATCGAACTGGTGATAGATGGTGCCGCTGGTCAGGTTGGTGAATTTCCCACGCAAATACGCCTTAATCAGCTCTGGCGGATAGGAGTCCATCAGCGAAGGGATGTAATCGTGCGGGAGGTTCGCTTCATTATCGAACGTTGAGGCCTGTATCAGGCCATACAGCGTCGCCAGTTCAGGCTTATCGCGCACAGCTTTAACAAACTGCTGGTAGACGAACTTAAAGCCCTCTGGCGTTGTGGTCACATCTATGCCGTTACGCAGGCCGTCAACCTTGTAGCGCATACGAGCGATGATTTTTCGCCATGCCTGCTGCGCTTTTGCGGCAGCCATAACGTCCAGTTCATCAACCATCGCGTTGCCGATTTTGAAGCCGACAATAGAGCCTGGCTTCTCCATCGAACGGCAGATAGTCGTTCCGCGGTACTGACGCCCGGCGTAGAAGTGAACCTCTTTGTTCCCCTCGTTGATTTTGACGTTCATGCCCCAGTCGAAAGCCACCTCTTCCACTGTCGGATAGAAGATGTCACGGATCTGCGGATAGGTCGGCGCGAAGTAGCCTTGGTTGATTTTGGGGAACTCCCACATCCCCTTGCAGATGCCGCCGCAGCCAACCCACGTCTTACCGGAACCGAACCCGGCAACGTAGGCCTTAAACTTATGCGGCATTGCGAGGAAGCGCGCCTGGGGAACGTTAAGCGTCGGCGCTATCATCACGAACCCTCGCGTCTACCACGTTAATGTTGATTGCAACTGGTGCAGGAACATCATCATCCGGATCGGCTGCCAGCTCTTTGCGGAGTTTTTCCACTTCTAGTTGCCGACGTTCGATTTCAATCTGCTGCAGACGCTGCGCAAACTCGCTATCGGCCAGGCCAAGCCGCTTCATCACGGCTTCATACATGCGCTCGCGGCTTATGGCTGTTATCTCAACGCCATTCTTACCCAGCTTCACCCCGGAATAAGCCAGGGCAGCATCAGGAGGAAGTTTCCGGGTATCCGCGAAGTATGGCTGTCCGATCCCGTCACCATTACAGCGCGGACAATCTGGGTTAGGCTCCCGGTTGTGGTCATAGCCATAGCCGCCCGGGTCCTCAGGAGGTTTAACGCCCTCCTTGCCTTCAACCTTTGCCAGCGCCTCGTCGAACTCCACAGCATCGCGCCATTGGTAGTAATGACCATGACCCCAGCAATAACGGCAGGCGCCGCGACGATACTGTGAAAGCTGGTTTGCATCGAAGGTGGCGAGCTGCCACATCTGAGAGAGAACTTCATCGGCACTACCAAGCGTGCGCTCAATGGACGCTTTCTGCTGCTGCGCAATAGCCTGAGCCACACTAACTTTTGCTAACAGCCTTGCACCCTGCTCGTTGGCTGTCTTTTTGCTGTACCCCGCCCGGATAGCTGCCTGTGTGGCATTGCGATCCTTAAGGTATTCTGCGACGAAAAATCTTTGCTGGGCCGACAAGCCATCATCATCCACCAGCTCATCTGCGCAATTTTCCTTTTGCGCAGTGCGCATTTTCTTCTGTGCAGTTTTTTGCGCAGTTTGCGCAGTTGGCTTTTTGATGTGTCGGCGTGCGGTTGCATAATTCAGTCCCTGCGCTTCGCACCATTCTTTCGGTGATACGCTGGTTTCGGCATGGTCGGACAGGAACCGTTGCTGAAGCACGCCCCAGTCCGGTTTTGCCATAGTTATATTCCTTTTGTCATAGCCATTAAAAAAACCACCCTAAGGTGGCCTTTGCAATGGCAATAAAAGGGCCGCCTAAGCGACCTCTTCTTTGAAAGATATGATTATAAAAGTTTAATTTTCACGTCATAACCTTCCAGACCTGTCATCGCTTCGCGAGCAACAAACTGAATTTCAGAGACTTCTTTTCCTGTTTTTTTTCTTAATTCTGAAATTTTTTTTGCGATCAAAGCGGAAATTTCTTCTTCGGTCTTTTGTGTCAGAGCATCAACTTTCATTTGGGCCTCTTCTGGTTTACTCATATTCCCATTCTCCAGCAAGGTGATAGTTGTAGAATCACTATCTTCCACTATAAATGTCTATAAATTATAGACTAATGATGTTGTCGCTGCATACATCTACCAAACCCTTGCTTTCCTGGCTGTAGGGAAACCCTGATGCATTGGTCTGTGACAAAAAAAGCCCCTGCATCACTGCAAGGGCTTTGGGTATATGATGCCGGGTGCCTCCCGGAGAGTCGTTGGGATAACCACCCGTGACTCGCTGCTTCACTCGTTCATGAGTTAGCAAGCTAAATTTGGAGTTGCTACTGTGAGCTACGCGACGCCTCTATCTTCCTGATGCTGGCCTTATCAATGTTGCACTGCCCTAGCGCTGATAACAGGCTTACATTCAAATCCAGGCTGGCCCCATAGGTCAGCGGATCGGGAATCGCAGGTTGCGGCGTCTCAGCTATCAGGTTTGACGGCAGCGGTACCATCGGAACCGGTACGTACACTGTCCGCGTACTTCCGCAGCCGGTCAGCAGCTGCAGCAGGCACAGGCCGACGAGCGCAATCATCATTCGCAACAGCCACTTTGATATCTGCCTGGACTCTCTGTGACTCCAGTGCGATCTGCTGTTTTGCATTCTGATTTGCCTCGGAGATGGTGTTAATAATGCTCACCGCCTGAATGACATTGGCGGTAATGGCGTTTGCAGACTCGGCTTGCTGCTCAGCGCTATCTGCCCGTATTTTTTCACGGCTGGCCTTGTCGCTGTAATACCAGGCCGACCAGCACGCTCCGCCGAACAGGCACAGGATGAACACGACGATCGCAATAAGGTAATGGGATTTCATCAGAACACTCCCGGCGCTGATGCTGGCGTGCCAGGGTTAAGCGGCCCGACACCACCATTGAATAGTTGCGGCTTTTGCTGCCATTCACAGACTTCGCGCTCAATCTCGCGCCGGGTGATGAGGCCTTTCCATTGCTGGCCACCAGCATAGGTCCAGCGCTGCAGCTCTTTGCACGCACCCGGAACATCGCCAGCATTCAGTTTTTTTAGCAGCGTGGAGCGACTAAACGCGCCAGCGCCCACGTTATAGGTGAACGAGTAAAGCGCCGCCCGTGCAGTCTCAGGGATGCGGACCCTAATCAGCGGATCGATGGCTGTCGCCACCTTGCGCAGGTCGGACTGCAGCAGAGCATCGCACTCTTTGTCGGTGTAACGGTGACCGCGGCGAACGTCAGCACCAGTGTGCCCGTCGCATACAGTCCAGACTCCAACGACATCCTGATATGCGTAATAGCGCCGCCCTTCCAGCCCGTCAGCATTACCCAGCATGACTGCGGCAATGGTTATCGCGCCCGATCCGCCCAGGACGGCCTTCACGAGCTTACTTTTCAGCGTCGGGTTCATTCTGGCTCCTCTCGCGGCGATTACTTTCGCGGATTTTGAAGTACAAATTTGTCAGGTACGTAAGAACAGCAACTACTATGCCCACCAGCACGCCGATGGCGTTCCACTGCTCAGGGCTGTATGCGTTAAGAATGCCGTTCAACACGCTCCCCGCAGACGCGCCGTAAGCTGCGCCGGTGGTTAATTTATCCATGCGTAACATCTCTCACCTCCGATGGGTCCGGGGTGCTGTGCGGTGTAAAAGGGTCAGGCTCTCCGTATGAATTAACGACAAACCTTGATGGGGGTTTCCGGGAGCCTGAAATAAAAAAAGGCCCGCTTTTCAGCAGGCCTAACTGAGTTGGAAATCTAAGTAGGTAGTCGTGTTACCTTGCCATTATCCGTGCAACAGCTGTGTCGAGCAGCGTCACTAACCGGTCAGGATGTCCGGCCAATGGTTCTGGCTTGGCTCACAATTTAAAAATAGCACTACTTTCGAAGTGGGAATAAAAAAAGCCTGCTCGGAAGAACAGGCTCACAAAGCACTTACCAGGTTTACATACGGGTGCCGGGTGCCTCCCGGTGACTCGTTACCAGTTATACGAGCCGCAAGCACATATACATCAACTGGATTGCCCCACCGCACAGGGGGATTCACCAAATATAAACCTATACTAATATTAAAACGGACCGGGGCTTATTTCAAATATGTGGCGGCGTTAACGGCCCTGATAAAATCTCAGCCTCACCGTCATCGCAGATGTCATCGCCTTGCGTGAGATACCATACACCCGTTATGGTTCGGCCCGTTTCGAGGTCTTCGGTTTCGTCGTTTGTGTAGTACGCAACCTGAACCCTGCCATTGTGCTGTATCCAGTAAAAACCTTCTTTCATACTTCCTGCCTTCTGTGAATTTTGATATCCCTATAAAATACACTCTTTATGTCAAAGGATATTTGCTTATGAAAGCGGGGATCAACTACGAGTTTCATCATTTCGGCATCCCGGTACAGGATGGAAACCATGAAGGGTCATTCAGTGAAAAAGCTGGAATGTATACAGCTGACAACCCGGGTAAATTCAGGGTGCAGTGGCATCGCTTCACGGATGATTCTCCCCTCCATCCCCTTTTGAAAACCGTACCCCATGTAGCGTTTAAGGTAAACAATCTCTCAGCGGCCATTAAAGGGGAAGAGATTATTCTGGGCCCTTACGAGCCTATAGATGGTTACTGGGTGGCAGTAATAAATGACGCGGGAGTGCCAATTGAACTCATTGAAACGACGTTGTCAGATGACGAAATCTGGAGCCGAGCCCGCTCTGGTCGCGGTAGCCTGTATCGTTCTCAGGATCATAGCGGGTTGGATTAAATTTGTGGTGCCGGGTGCCTCCCGGTGATTCTGCGCTAGACCACAGAACCGCGTCATTCACCTGCCCTGACTAGTCGCCCCACCGCATAGGGGGATTCACCACTGAGACAGTATAATGGCTTACTCTTAATAAGACTAATCTTATCTGTTTATAGTCAGGCTCGCCGGATGAATTAACGACAAAACGAGTGATGAGGGTATCCGGGAGCCTGAAAAAAAACCGCCGAAGCGAGCCCTGTAATGTGAGTGGATACTATTCCTGAGCGGAACTGGTGTCCTTCTGACGTATCTCAACGATTCGAGACTGTTCATCCACGATGATAAGCACTGTCTCATCCCCAGCGAAAGCCATCAAATTATCTTCTTTAGAGATGATTCGACAGGGCATCCCTAGCAGCTCTTTAACTGATGTTGGCGCTTTCCACGGCCACGGAACAGGACGAGTATCTGTTGTCATAGGCTCTCCGTTTATCAAGTGAAAATGGCATGACTTCCATTTGAGCCTAATAGACTTTTGGGATAACGGAGCCCATAAAACAACAAAACCCGCTCGGTGGCGGGTTTCTTAACGGTGAACACACAATGCCCATCGTTGGAACGAAATTAACACAAATTCGGGAAAAGTAAATAGCTCACGGTTGAAACGTAAGCTGTTTTCGTGAGCATTATCGTGTTATCTGCTTGAGCTGCGCTTCTGCCCAGGCTTCTTCGATATCAAATTTCGTGATCAGCTGGTCGTAAAACGGCTTAACCGACTTCTTCCACGTATCCAGGCTAATCGCATCAGTGATCTGACAAACAGCTGCATATGCCTCTGTTGATGGAATCCGCTCATAACCGCGCCCACTGCAGCGCTTGCAGGCAGCCAACACTGGAACGCCCTGTTCCTCTGTGAGTTCCTGATTCACTGCCAGCCCCCTCCCATGGCAATCACTACAGGCGCAGCTGACAACCCTCTTTCCTTTGCAGGTCGTGCATAGTACACGCGCCACTTCCTTCACCTGACGCCGGTTCTGATGCTGCGAGGGGATAACCTTCAGGCCCCATTTCTTGGATTTTTGTATGATGTCCTTTGCGCAGCCAGACATGCTGGTTTTCATAGTGAAAACGTCAGCCTCAATAAATCCCTGCCCCGCGCAGCAATAGCACTGTTTCACGCTGGCAGCGCTGCGCGAATAGTCCTCAAACGCGAACGTGGCCAGCTGATGCATCACCAGAGGCTTAACTCCTTCGCTCAACTTGCGCAGCGCAGCAACTTTATCGCATTTTGTCAGCGCGTATTCTGCCAGCAGCGCGATCGCCCTCTCCCGGTCGTTATGGCTGATCCCCATCTTCCCGAGGAAAGCGCTGTACCCCATGGCGGCGCGTTCCTGCGTCATGCCCATGGCTGCCATGATGTCCGTGCCGGTCAGCGAATCTGATGCGGTGGCGCGCGGGGAGTCGCTGATCATCGTGGACTTTGCGAAGTGATATTTCACTGTGTTTTCGAGGTTCATGCTGAGGCTCCTGCCATCATGTAAATGCGAATAAAGTTACGAAGGATGCGATAGTCCACCAGCACTGTTCCCGGGCGGCGATAAATGCGGAGGCGCAGCCAGCGCATGCGAAGCGATTCGATCAGTTCTGGTTTCATGCTGGCTCCAGCTCGGTGATGGTTAACTCCAGTTTGCCGCCCTTGATGATCGGCATCCGCTTCACGCGGTAATCGTCCACCTGCTGGTCATCCAGCCAGAACCCGGCTTTTGTCAGCGCGTCGAACGCAGCTTTTTGCAGATTGTCCAGGTCCCGGCGGCGGCGATCCGGCATGTGGCACTCGATACGAATTTTCACCGGCGTAGCCAAGCCGATATCCAGCATCCCGTCTTTGATGATTTGGGCGGCGCGGTCGCGGTAGGCCTGCCCTTCTGTGCTGATATGCGTACGCCCGCGGTTGTGCCGGTAGTAGCGGTTATTGCTGGGCGGCCACGGCAGGCTGATTCGATATTCGCTCATACTTTTACTTTTCCCTCTTTCAGCCAGATAACCTGCGTGCGGGCCATGCCTTCCAGCGCGCACTCCTTTGCATACGCCGCATCCACTAAGCGGGTGCGGCGGTCTATTTCGTCGTGGCAGCTGCTACAGGCGATGGTAGCGATCAGGTCAGGCGGTTTGATGCCGGTACCGCACAGACCGGCCAGGCGGATATGTGCCAGAACGGACGTTTCAGGATTGCCATTGCACACCCCGGGGATCCGAACCTGACATTCGCGACCGCGGGCTTCTTTGCATAAATCTGCCATGATCACCCCCAGACCTTTTGTCGGAAGGTCCGCGGTGTGCGCTCTTGCCGCCGGGCTTCAGGTAGCTGGACGCTGACGGCCCAGGTGACGTAATCGGGGTTCAGGCTGCGCTCGACCTTCACGCCGCGCGCACGGTATGTTGCCATTAGCTCTTCGGCCTGCGCCGTTGTGCATTCGGTATGTTGGAACCATGAGGATTTCATTGCCTTACCCCGCAAAGCTCATCAGCTGCGCGGCGGCGTTATCAGCCTCGCTACGGCTCTTGAACGATTTGGACAGAATCCAGCGCCACAGGACATCGAGTGCAGCCCTGTAGAGCTGCTGAAACTCGGTATCGTCCATGTTGGCGAAGGCTATGCTGCGTGGATGCTTGCGAAGGGTGCCATCAGGCAGCTGGATAGCGTCGTAATGCCCGGATTCGATGGTTACCCAAGCGCGATACGCGTCGAAGGACTTGCATGCGCTGATGCTGCCAGTGCGCTTGTCGGCGATGCGTTCTAGATACTGTTCAGCAGCATCCAGCAGCGCGCCTTCGTTCCCGCCGTATGAAGCGAGGTATCTCGCATAGCCGGTCACCAGCTTGCGTTCGTTGGATGAGATGGCACCGCCAGTTGGCTCCCAGTATTCGAAGCCGAGATTCAACAGAGCGAAGAAGCGGCGGTGGAAAGCTGGGTTACGGACCTGTTTAAAGTCGGCCACCAGCACCGCGCCGAGCTTGATTTTTGATTGCAGCAATTCGCTGGTCTCCGGCGTGGCGGGGATCAGAATTCCTGAGGATTGCTTGATGAGTTGTAACTGCGCCATGGTGTTCTCCGTGGCGCATCAGGTCAACGGGTGTTCAGTCCGTTGATATCATAATATCAGAGGGTTGATTGACGTGGTAGCCGAGGCGGCGAAGAAAACGGGTTCCGGACGAAAGATTAAAAACACCTTCATCCGCCAGTAGCGGGCGGCACGACACCATTCCATTCCTGGTGTATACAAGACATCGGCCCTCAAACGGCATGGAGCCAATAAGCTTGCCGTCTGAACGTCTTATAATGTCGTACCAGTCATCCTGCTCCTGCTTTTCTTTCACATCAACCTCCTCACTTTGCTATCCACAAATACACTCTCCCGGCGGGGAGAACTCCACTCCATAGAGCCAAAATAACAAATGGCGCAAATTTCCTAATAGGTTCGCCGGAAGAAAAATTCATTTTTTTCTGTAGCACTTAAACCATACAACAAAATACTGTATGCATAAACAGTAATTATCCATTTAGCTTAAGTGTACACATGAAATGCATGTCTGCACAATCTCATTTATCTATATGATTTTAATGATTTTTACTGCCTCTTTCGCGCAAAAAATGATCGTTATTTTTAACAGTCACCGTAGGAAATACTGGGGATAATATCTGATTAAAAACTGTTCGAGCCGTGCGTGCAGAGGGCCGCTCTGTGATTGAGGGTATATTGCCGAGGTGACACATCTTGTCAGGTTGGGAATTTGTTGCCGCGCTGTGACTATTATCTAATCGATTTCATAGATCAATATCATTGCATCGATCGGTAAAGCGATCGGGTTCGAGAACGCCGCGTTTACGCGGCGTTACGCCTATTAAGCGAACAGACTATTTCCTAGAGCCTAACCCCAAAATATGTGGCATCAAGATGACTTGGTTATGAGTTGCGAGCATTTATAAAGAACTTCATCTTTGCCTTGGCTAAACAAATCATTATTGATAAGAAGCGAAACTGTCTGTTTATTCGTCTTTTTTTGCTGCTCTGTCACAGGGTACTCAATGATATAGGTGTAAGTGACCAATTTGACACCCTTGGCCGAGGCATCAAACTTCTGAATTGGAGGTATGATGATATTGGTCACCTGCAACCCGCCTGCGGTTCGGTTATGAACCATTGAAAGTCCCTGCCCCTGTGCGACAGGGATGTTATCCTTTACCACGAAGTACTTGATGGTGCTTTCATCACCTCCATTATCAATTATTGTTACTGTATATCCACCATCGCAACTCGCTACAGCCTTCGTAACAACATCAACTCCAAAAGCTGCGTTGAAATGACACCCAAGCAGAATGCCTACAGCTATTAATTTTCTCTTCATCCCATGTCTCTTTTTTGTTTATAAACGAAAGAATTTATCATCGAAAGCATTTGTTGTTGACCCGCTAATTTAAGCGACAGGGCAAAACGAATTCTTTTATGCCGCGGCTAAACGGCATTTAATGTATGAATAGGCTGCTTATTCGCTCCCTGCGCACAACTCCGGCAGGTTTGCTCTCATCATCGCCTCACTTAACGACGGGCATAATGCCCACTAAAAAAGGGGATTGAAAGAAGCAGTTACTTTTGTAAAAGTAAAAGTCGCGCCCAAGGAAGGCCAACAAAACGGTAGCTTAAGCACCACATGGAACTAAATAAAAACTATAAAAATATGAAGTAGACGGTTTATTGTTGTTTTATTCCCTTTAAAAGAGGTTTCTATGGCTACCTGCACAAAATGTAACAGAACTATTACCAATAACCATTGCCCTGACTGTGAAGAGAAAGAGCGAGCCAAGATTAGGTTTGATTTTACTCCCAACCCGACGACATACAGACACCCATCACCTCCGAGCAATCCGTATCAAGACAACCATCGGGGTGGGACTGTATATGTGGGGAAGAAGCCGCCAGCCACGACTGGTGAAATTATTTTCAATGTAATTGCAGCCATTGTAATTATTAGTATTTGCCTGTTTGTTGCTTATCAAGTGATGATTTCGGCTTAAAATACACATCGCCTCACTTATAACGCCGGGAGTTATTCCGGCGTTTTCGAACTGACATTGGATCACGCCAGCTCCTGTTGCGTTAAAACCTATCCCAATAAGTTCTCTTGTTAATATGTTCTAAGCAGCCCTCTCCCGCTGTTCGCACATCTCCGGCAGGTTTGCACGTACCAGCGCCTCAGCGAATGGCGGAGGTACGGCATTGCCGCAGCGGGCAACCTGCTTATCCTTCGCGTACTTCACGCCTCGGAAGTCCTGGTCGATGATATACCACTCTGGGAAACCCTGGGCGCGATACAGCTCTGTGGGCTGCAGCATGCGCATGCCGATATCAACGATGCGGTAAACAACGCCGTCAACCGTCACCAGACCGTCAGCATCTGCCCCGCAATACTCATGCAGGAACGCCAGCGCCTGCGCAGCGCGCTGCTGATCATATCCCTCAGTCGCTGATGTGGTTTCGACGTTGCCAACGTGCTGACCGCCAGCAGTAAGACCAGGCGCTGGCGCGTCAACCACCCTCCCGTCCCGGCAGGTTCCGCGCAGCATCACCAGGTGCGATGTGACCAGGCCATGATGATCGGTGGTGGTGACCGTGTGGGCTGGCTCATCCAGCGCTACGCCAGCGCCCTGGTAGTTCCCGCCAAAGTGCTTAACCAGATTCGCCGCCACCAGCCCGAACTTGCCGCCTCCAGCGACGACCGTTCCCAGCGGTTTATGCAGGCCGGGCACGCGCGGTTCCTGCCCCGGGCGTTCGCCGTAACCCATCTGAATCAGGGTCGTCGATACCAGCTGCGATTTACCGCCGCCGCCTGCGGTGATCGTGGCGCTAGGTTCGTCAGCGCGGTGCCCGATGCTGGCACCGAACTGCCGGGCTATCAGCGGGGCCAGTTCCGCCTCAACGATACCCAGAGCATGCCCATTTCCGCCAGGGCGCGCTGACGTGCCAGCTGTCACCGTTGGCACCGGTTCGGTAACCGGCTGCCCGGTCGCTCCGGTGCGGAACTTTGTAAGGTGCGGTACCGCGATCGCATAGCCGTGCGTTTTGATGATGGTTTGCAGCGGCTCTGCCAGCGCCTGCCCGCGGAAGCAGTCGTATTTCCCTTTCGTCGTGGTGTGATTGCACTTCACGATAAACGGCGAGGCGCTATCAATCACGAAGCGCTGGATGCCGCGCGCGATGCGCTTAAGTGTGTTCTCTGCCAGCGGCTTTTTGCGGTCGAAGATGGACTGTGCCGGGATAGACCAGTCGATACATTCCGCAGCGGTACGCCATGGCGCCAGCTTGCCGCTCTGCACTGCTGGCGTTTTCGGATCGCCGTGGGTCGACTCCGGCCAGGTTACCGGCACGCCATCGCAGCGCATCACCATGAAGAATCTCTTCCTGATGGTCGGCGCGCCGTAGTCGCAGGCGCGCAACTCACGGTGATCTACGGCATAACCCAGACCGGCCACCAACTGCTGCGCCAGCAAACCGTCGGCAGCAATGCCCAGGAACTCGCAGCACTCTGCCAGCGCCGGATGCGCGGCTGGTATACCGACAGACAGCATGCCGCAGAATGCCTCGAAGGTTTCCCCGGCGCGTTCCGGGTCCGGGCGCATCCCGCCGTCAGCGGATACGATAAGTGGCCCCCACGTTTTGAACTCCTCCACGTTCTCAAGCATCATCACGCGCGGGCGCACCGCCAGCGCCCAGCGGATAACGATCCACGCCAGCGCACGAATCTCTTTTTCCACCGGCTTTGAGCCTTTGGCTTTCGAGAAGTGACGGCAGTCCGGACTGAACCATGCCAGCCCCACCGGGCGGCCAGCAGTGGCGGCGACGGGATCCACATCAAACACTGATTCGCAGTAGTGCAGCGTATCCGGGTGGTTCGTCGTGTGCATCGCTACAGCGTTCGGGTCGTGATTGATTGCGATATCCACACTGCGGCCGATCGCCAGCTCAATGCCCGTACTAGCCCCGCCACCACCAGCAAAGTTATCAACGATGATTTCTCTCACGCGTATTCCTCCATGGCGCAGGCCAGCGACCGGGCCGCGATGTAGATAGCTGGTACCGGCATTTTCTCCAGCCACATGCGATTGATGTGATGCTTCAGGCGGCGCTGGTGAGGTACCGGAAGATCCCCTACGTTTTCAATCTGGCCGTAAATCATACCCACTTCGGTAGGCCATACAGTTTCTGTCACATCTACCAGCAGCAGACTTTCAAGCTCGCACAGACGCTTACAGGCGTAATGCAGTAATGGGTCCACTATTTCGCCCCCCTGAAACCCGCCGGGATCTCGGTATCCGGTTTTGAAATTTCATTCACATCCCGGGCCGCCTTACGGCTGCTCAGGCCGAATTTTGGTTTGAACAGACCCTGGTACCCGTTTGCGATGCTGGTGTTAATCACGGCTACTGGATCGTGACCTTCGTCCAGGCACTCTTTCAGCAGGCGGAAAGCCTTGGTGATGGTCAGTTCAGTTTTAATGGCCTTGCCAGACTGCTGGCGATAGGCGACCCATTCACGCCAGGACGACGCATCCAGCCATTCAGGAACCGTAATACTCAGCGGATCAAACTTCACCTTCCCCTTTGGGGGATTAGAGGGGGTTAGATCTGTATTTATATTTGTCTTTGGAAGAATGTCTTTGGTGTTCCCTGTTTTCGGGGATCCCTTTCCCTGTTTTCGGGGATAACCATCCCCGTTTTCAGGGATGGTTTGAGGGGTATTTTTGCTATCCCCGTTTTCAGGGATAGCTGTCCCTGTTTTCAGGGATAACCATCCCTGTTTCAGGGGATTGTAAAGGCTGATTTCGGGAATAGAGATTACCCAAATTAAAGCTTCAGCAGACGGGAAAGCCGCTGGGCACTTCATGCAGTTCGGCTTTGTATAAGCCCATTTATCCAGGTTAGTGTTGATCCCTATGTATCTGGTTTGCCCAATGCGGCGCAGGATGATGATGTTCCGGTAAGCCAGGTTCAGTACGGCTTCAGAGACGTGTTTCACCTTCAGCGTCGTTTTGTCGGCAATGAGACTGTTAGCGATCCGGTCTGATTTTTTGGACCAGCCATAGGTCAGCCGAACGATGGCATTCAGCACCCGGAATTCGCGCCCGGATAGCTCAACGATACACAGGGCATCCTGGATCTGATTGGCTAAACGAAGATAGCCATTTTCCAGTTCAGCCATGCGGCTCTCCTGTTGCTCCTGCTTTGGAACGGGGAATTTGAATATCTCAGCGGTATTTGACATACTCACCTCCGCAACTACGCTCAGTTTTTGCATCAGAAAGCCGTTGGTGTTCGAGCACCGCGGCTTTCGCCATTTTTAACGCCGTCATACAGCCCCCAGCATCGTTGTAACCATTGCCATAATTGGCGCGACTGAATCCGGCCCATCCAACAGGTACTTAGCAACGATGCTTTCGCTGATCTCTTTCCAGCGCTCCTGTTTAGGGGCTTTGAGCATGACAGCCTGAATGGCTTCAGAGTCTTCCTTCACCGTTTTGGCGATTCGAAGCGCGACATCATCGAGCTGAACAACGCGATCCCGATACGCCAATGGCAATGCGGATAAAATCGCTGGCGTCAGCAGGTCGACGTTTGCCCGGTATGTCGCTGATTTCTCCTTGTTGTCTAACCAACGAAACATCTTCACGTTCCAAACCTCTGGCTGAACGTTGAGATCAATGCCCTCAAGCATCATCTCTTCCGCCACTTCCTTGATTTGAAGTGCAACGGTCAGACGCCCCTCGACAGCAGCCCAGGCGCGGACGGCTGCACATAAATTACGGTGATCAACGCTACCACCTGATTCCTCGCTTTGGTGATATTGGAATATCAGACGTTCTGTTGGCGCTCTGTTATTCTGTTGAAAAGATTGCGTTTGCATTGTCAGTGCTCCTACTTTGGTAAACCGTCAGTGGGATTTGGGTAGAGATCAGGGCGCAGTTCGTGGGGTGTTACGCCAGTAGCCTCAAACACTGGCAGCACTCGTTCGGCAGGAATGCCTTTGCGGCGCCACAGCGAAACGGCCATTTTTGAAACTCCGATCAAAGCGCCTAGCGCGCTGGCTGAGCCAGATCGGAGGATTGCATTTTCAATACCAGTCATAGGACCTCCTTAAGTGAGCAAAGTAAAGCACCAATTTACCATTGAGTCAATACACGCCTGCCTACCAACTGGTAAAGCTATTGTTTACAATCCCTATATGAATAAAAAAGATCCCAACCAGAGCCTGATTTCTAGGCTGACTGAATTGAACGGCAAAGGCTTCTCAAAAACAGAGATGGCCAGGGTTGCTAATGTCAGCAAGCAGGCTGTAACCGGCTGGTTTCGAACCGGCAAAATCAGCAAAGAATCAGCATTGGCTGTTGCAGACGCAGCTGGCGTATCGGTGCCATGGTTACTCGGTGAGGACGTTGGAGAGAAAGATGGCCTAAAGCCGGACGAACAGCGCCTGCTTGAGCTCTACCGTCAGTTGCCGGAAGAAGAGCAACAGAACATGCTCCGCATCTTCGCGCTTCGCCTGAAGGAACTGGATGAGCTGTATGAGCGATACATGAAGGGGCGCATTCGCTCTCAGAATGATTTATAGCTCCTAGCGGTACCTTTCTGTCTAGAAATTATTTGCCAAACACATTGTTGGTATAAGTGTTTTTAATGCAATTACTACACATGAGAACAGCACTATAATTAGTAAGGAAATCAAATGGATGATAGCAATTTCCCAACTATTGGACAGCAGCAAGATTTACAACTTTTCCCGGTCAAGGAGATTGAAGTTGATGGAATTCAGATGGGGGTTCTTAATAACGGAACTCCTTATCTCACCATGCGCGGGCTATCTCGGCTTTGTGGTGTCGATTCTGCAACAATGGTCAGGTTCACCACTAATTGGCTGGAGGAAAGGACTAAGCCTAGGGGAAGAAAAATTGATGCAATCCTACAGTCGAAAGGATTGTTCCTAGATAAGTTGTATACAACTGTAGTTAGTCAAGGCACTGAAACCCATGCCTATCCAGATACGGTCTGTATGGCAATCCTAGAGTATTATGCCTTCGAGGCTGCCAAGAACGGTCTCTTCGATAGCACGACTGCACTTCAAAATTACCGGGCCCTTGCGGAAAGTACCTTACGGCGTTTTATTTTTTTAAGCGTCGGAATTGACCCAGAAAATCCACTTCGTGGTGCTCTCGAGTGCTTCCATGAACGCCTTTTGATGAACGATCAGATACCTTTTGGCTTCTTCTCAGTATTTAGAGAAATGGCAGATCTGTCGCTAAGAATGGTTCGGCAAAATTTCAATTTTGGGCCGGGTGCCATACCTGATATCAGCGTGGGAATAATGTGGTCTAAGCACTGGGTCGCATCAAATTTAGATGCTAAATACGGTTTAAGAATCAAGCATCCTCATGTTTATCCTGACTGGTTCCCTCAAGCTAAGGCTGGACCTGTTGAGGCATGGATTTATCCCGATGACGCTTTAGGTGAATTTAGGCGATGGATGCAAAATGAGTACATTCAAAATCGCTTGGCTCCATATCTTCTGAAAAAGGTTAGTGACGGCAGCTTGCCTCAGATTGATGCACCGAAAATTATTGAAGCGTTGCGCAAACCTGAATTGCCGAAGCCTCATTAATTAATTAGACCCGGCCCCCGCGCCGGGTTTATATACCCTGACCACCAGCACTGCCCCCAAACCCCACCACGAACTCCCCGAACCCGACCTTAGCGTCGGGATTTTTTTTGCCTTCAATCTCGCAATTTCATACTTCAAACCGACCGGTAAAGCATTGCTGTACTTTTTATCACTCCAACGCTTGACCATTAGGTAAAGTGGTGATTTACTAGTATCACCAAGACGCACCACGAACCACCCAGGCATGGAGTCCACGAAGTAGCCGCCGACGGCATACGAATAGTCGGGTGAGGTGGAGTGATTAACGCGCATCAGGTTCAAGAAATGTTCCGCCAGCCTGGCGACAAGGGCAAACAGGTGATTGAGATGAAAATTAATCCAGCAGTACCAAATAGCGGTCGCGCCGTTCCAATGCGTAATCAGCGTACCGGCGCAGCATGGCTGGTCTCTTTTAACTACAGCGAAGGCATGTACTGGCACGAACCGCAGGGAAATCTGCGCCACATCCGCCGCCCATATGCCTCACGCAATATTGAACCGCATCTGGTTCCGGCAGGGACGCACTAATGGGAACCTTATTCGCTCTAGTCCTGACCATCGGCATGACCAATGGTGAATTTCAGGATGTTGTTCTCGATGTTTATGACAGCCAGCAGCAATGCGAGCAGGCCGCCATCGAACAGAAGGTTTCTGGGGATTGCTACCCGGTAGAACGGATCGTCCGCAGTGACGAAGTACCAGCGGAAACCACGGTTAAGTTCTGAGGAGATGATGATGCAGAAGACATGCGCGTACTGCCGCAAACCAATCGAGCAAGACAAAGAAGTTAAAAACGTATTGCTCTTCATCCGCGGCGCCCAGCTGGCGCGCGAAGAACTCGATTATTGTTCCAAGCGTTGCGCTTCGTACGACCAGATGGCCCACGAAAGCTAACGTAAAACCCGCGCAAGGCGGGGTCTACGTCCGGTGCCACCGACCAAAGTTACACCGGAATTTATACCAAAACCAAAAACACACCCAATGGGCGCTATCTCTGGCCCGGGGATCTTACATCCAAAAATGAGGATCTGACATGGAATTTTTCCATCTGCTTAAGGCCAGTCAGAAGTCTGGCAAGAAAGATGCGGTGATTTGGTTCACTGCGAAAAGTGCAGCGCGCGCCGCCCTGACGCTCGATGTCGCGCTGGAAGACGCCGAAATCGAAACTGGGCGCGGTAAGGACTACGCCAAGCCTGTACGCACCGATATGCCGATTGTTGACGATCTGCCTGAAGAAGGCGTGATTGATTACACCTGGTGCGAGCGCTACACCTTGGCCGACGACCAGCGCACCTGGAACGTGATCCCGGGCGCCGCATCTCAGAGCGAAACCACCATCGCCCCGGACAGCGCCACCAGCGATGTGGATCTCTCTGATGCGCCGGTAATACCTTTCAGCTCTACGTTGTTGGCAAACCGCACCCAGGCTGTACGCTTCGCCGTCCATATACTGGGTGACAAATATCTTTCGGAGATCAGCCAGGAGCAGCAGATCGTCGCAAACGAATTGGCGATGGATGAGGGAAATATTTACTTCCAGAACCTGCTGCAGGCCAAAAATGATGTTCCTGATTTGAGCGAGCTGTCTGGACATGCTGAGTGGAAATTGGTCCAGGCCATCAAAGACGTTTTCCCTCAGGACAAAGTGCACGAACCGGCGCAGCTGGCCGCCTTCATGTCGAGCTGGATTAAGGCAGAAGCTGGTGATCGCAATCAGCTGGTTGAAGACTGGAAGAGTGGAAAGCTCCCGGCCAAGGATGAGCCTGATTACTGGTATGAGAATGGCCTGCGGGTCCATAAAACCGGTGATGAGTTTACTCGTTACCCAGTCAGCAAACTGCCATTCCGCCAAAAACTGCTGGCTCAACTGACGGTGGACGAACTGCGCCATCATGTCACCTGCGGTGAACATGCGGAACTGCATGCGCTGGAGATGGATACCGACAACAGCTATGTCCAGACGCTTCTGCTTGCTGCTGAAAGCTGCCCAGAGTTGAAGGATTACGATACCAAGGCTCTGTGGAGCTATACCGACGCGATCCGAAAAGTATTCAGCATGGATAAACGCCATGAACTGGCTCTGGTCCTCCGCTTCACCAGAATCTGGGTGTCTACTGAGGCCAGTGACCACGAAATCCTGACCAGTGAATGGGCTGCCGGCAGCCGCATTGATGGTGTTGGTATTCCACAAGACCAGAAATCCGAAGAGCCACAACCTGCCGAACCCTATAAGCGCGCGGTGCCGCAGAACATGGCGAACCTGAGCATCGAGATCGCAATTGCACAGCTGTACCCGGATGCCGTACCCGGGAAAATTAACCGTGCTCAGCTCGTGGCGGCCAAAGAGTTGGCTGACAAAAAAGATGATGCCCACGCCAAAGCACTCAAGGTTCTTGGCAAAACCACGGACATTCTCGACTACGACGCCAACAGCATTTTCGGCGTGACCCGCGCTATTTCATGGACTAACGAGGATAGCACCACTGAACTGCGTAGCCAGGTGCGCGAGTGGTTCACATCAAACGGCATTTATGAAAATGGTGCGTGTTCAAAAGGCTACCCCGAATGGGATGAAGATTCCCGTACGGGCCGCCAGGTGGTAGTGGAAGAGCCAGCAGCCACCAGCCAGCCACAGGTCGCTAACCTCGGAGGCGGCGTGTTCTCTATAGATGGCCTGATGGGGGGGAATACTGACCCGGTCATCAATACCACCTCAAACGCAGTCGAAAAAACGGAAACAGTAACGGAGACCTCCAGCGATGTGCAGATGGAAGAGACTAACCCGCAGGAAGGAGAAGCTGGTGACGCGTTACCACCAGGCGAAAGCGCTGATGCAGCTGATCCGCAAACAGATGCCCTGAACCCGGCAGAAGTTCTGGCCGCCGCAGCGCCGACGCTCTCAGTGACTGCTGCTGAAAACGATGAAAACTCCGACGAGTGGGAAGTTATCCAGGCAGCACCAGCACCAGAGTATCCAGCGTACTTCGAACCGGGCCGCTATGAAGGTCTGCCGAATAACGTCTACCACGCAGCGAACGGGATCAGCAGCACCCAGGTGAAGGATGCCCGAGTCAGCCTGATGTACTTCAACGCGCGTCACGTCGCCAAGACCATCCCGCGCGAAGGCTCCAAAGTGCTGGATATGGGTAACCTGGTGCATGCGCTGGCGCTGCAGCCGGAAAACCTCGATGCGGAGTTCAGCGTGGAGCCGGTGATCCCGCAAGGGGCATTCACCACCGCGGCGACCCTGCGCACCTTTATCGATGCGCATAACGCCAGCCTGCCAGCGCAGCTGAGTGCCGACGACATCAAGGCGCTGCTGGATGAGTACAACGCCACCCTGCCCGCGCCGGTGCCGATGGGCGGCAGCTTGGAAGAAACAGCTCAGAGCTATATGACGCTGCCAGCTGAATTCCAGCGTATCGAGGCTGATCAGAAACAGACTGCGGCCGCGATGAAAGCCTGTATCAAAGAGTACAACGCCACCCTGCCCGCGCCAGTGAAAACCAGCGGTAGCCGTGATGCGCTCCTCGAGCAGTTGGCGATCATCAACCCTGATCTGGTGGTACAGGAAGCGCATAAACCTGCACCGCTGAAAGTATCCGGTACCAAAGCGGAGATGATCCAAGCGGTGAAGTCCGTTAAGCCGGATGCGGTATTTGCTGACGAACTGCTGGATGCGTGGCGCGAGAACCCGGACGACAAGATTCTGGTTACTCAGAAGCAGATGCAAACGGCGCTGGCCATTCAGAAAGCACTTCACGAGCACCCGACTGCCGGCAAGCTGCTGTTGCACCCTTATCGCGCTGTTGAGACGAGCTATTTCGGTATTGATGAGGAGACCGGGCTGGAAATCCGCGTGCGCCCGGATCTGGAAATCGACATCGACGCCGTTCGCATCGGTGCCGACCTGAAAACCATCAGCATGTGGAACGTGAAGCAGTCCGGCCTGCGCTCTCGACTGCACCGCGAAATCATCGACCGCGATTATCACCTCAGCGCGGCCATGTACATGAACACCGCGGCGCTGGATCAGTTCTTCTGGATTTTCGTTAACAAAGACGAGGGTTATCACTGGATCGCCATCGTTGAGGCCAGCGAAGAACTGATTGAGCTGGGCATGCTCGAGTATCGCCAGACGATGAACCGCATCGCTAACGCTTTCGACACTGGCGTGTGGCCAGCACCGATCACCGAAGACTACACCGACGAACTGAACGACTTCGACCTGCGCCGCCTTGAAGCGCTGCGCCTGGCTTAATGGAGAGAATGACCATGCAAAACACTAACGTAACCGTTGCTGACCAGAACGCTGTGATTAACTCCAACGTGGCTCTGTTCGATTCTCAATACCTGAACGCCATCAGTACATTTGCTCAGATTATGGCTCAGGGTGCCGCGACAGTTCCCAAGCACCTTCAGGGCAATCAGGCCGACTGCATGGCTGTTGCGATGCAGGCCGCCCAATGGCAGATGAATCCCTTTGCTGTGGCGCAGAAAACCCACCTGATCAACGGTGTTCTCGGATACGAAGCTCAATTAGTTAATGCGGTAATTTCTCGCAGCGGCGTGCTGGCCAACCGCTTTGAATATGAATGGTACGGGCCATGGGAAAAAATCATTGGGAAATTCAATATCCGCAAAGGGGATAAAGGGGAGTATCGCGTACCAGGATGGACGATGGCTGACGAAGCTGGAATTGGCATCGTTATCCGCGCAACGCTGAAAGGTGAAGACCAGCCGCGTGAACTGGATTTGCTGTTAGCACAGGCACGCACCCGTAATTCAACACTATGGGCTGATGATCCGCGCCAACAGCTCGCATATCTGGCAGTGAAGCGCTGGGCGCGACTGTTCTGCCCTGACGTAATTCTTGGGGTATATACCCCTGACGAGCTTGAGGATCGCCAAGAGAAGGAGATTAACCCTGCGCCCACTCAGAAAGTCAGCTTGGCGGATATCAAACGTGACGGCGTAACAACCTCGCACAGCGCGCAGGAATCAGCGGCAAACATTGACGCAATGGCCGATGAGTTCCGGGATCGCATTGAGGCAGCGCAGGACGTAGATAACGCTAAAGCAGTTCGGGCCGATATCGAAACTGCCAAGAACACGCTGGGTTCGGCCCTGTACACCGAGCTGAAAAACAAGGCCGTGAAGCGTTATCACCTGGTGGATGCATATAACCGGGTCGAGGCGGCGATCAACTCCCTGCCGCAGCCCGGCGAACCGGATGGTGCCGAGCACTTCGAGGAAGTGGAGCGCGTACTGGCGTCGGCAAAACGTCACTTGGGCGACGAACTGCACGATAAGTTCAGCATCACCCTGGCAGATATGAAACCGGAATACGTGGCCTAAGGGAGGCGGGAGGGTTCGCCCTCCCGGCAGAGAAATTATGCGATTAATCAACCGCAGCACACAGTCACCGCTGGCGCGTCAGGCCTGCGAAATTGCCCTGGCGGCCCATCAAGAGCGGTATGGAAACTACGGACGCAGCCGGATGAAAGAGACGTACACGGTAAAGGTGGAAGGAGTGAAGGTCTGGGTGGAGGTGGTGAACCGCAAGGCGAGCTACGTGGCCACGGCGATGACCGGCATGCGCCGCCTGCGATCCTTGCCCGGGCAGATCGCCTGATATTGAAATATCAATGTTTAACAACCGGCATCTTTATAATGATGTCGGTTACCTGAGGTGAAAGATGGCACAGGTGATTTTTAACGAAGAGTGGGTGGTCGAAGCGAAGCTGTGTGAGAGAACGGGACTCTCAAAGCGGCAGGTAACTTGCTACCGCGCTCATCGCTGGATCGAAGGTATTCATTTTAAGCGTGTAACCCAGACAGAAGGAGATAATAACTCTCCGCGGGCGACACTTTGGTACAACTTCCCAAAGATAAACAGTTTCGTTCAGGAGCAGTGACGTGGCGCCAACGGGTGTTGAAATTCACAATGGCAAGATTCGGATATGGTTCATTTATCGAGGGGTCCGTTGCCGGGAAACGCTTAAAGGCTGGCTGGTGACGAACGCCAACCTCAAAAAAGCAGGCCAGCTCAGAGCGAAGATCACCAGTGATATCCAGATGGGGATATTCGATTATGGCCTGCAGTTTCCTGGCTCTCAGGCAGCAAAAAAATTCTCAACTACGTTGAGGATTAGTACCTTCCAGGAACTTTGTGATGAATACAGCGGAACCAAAGAGCTGGAAATGTCCTACGCATCAGCGCGGAACATGCATTCCATCATCAAGATTCTGCTGCGGATCGTTGGTAGCGAAACCCTGATCACCGATATTCAACAGATCGACATTCTGAGATACCGGAAGGAGTTGTTGCTGGGGGATGTACGTAATGATGTTGTGCCACACCTGAATAAAACGGGCCGGGCACCAGCCACGGTAAACGAGCAAATCCGCACACTTTGCGCCATGCTGAAATTTGCCAAACGTAGCCACATTATTACCAACAGCCCTTTTGAAGATATTCCTTCTTTGAAGCGGCCGCGGAAAGCACCGGATCCATTTACGACGGAAGAATACGAGCGATTCATTTCGGTGTTACCGGCTTCAGTTGTTAACTTATGGAAACTGGCCTTTTACGCTGGTCTTCGTCATGGGGAACTGTGCGCACTTGGATGGGATGATGTTGATCTGGTCAATGGAAAAATTAACGTCAGTCGGAATCTGAACAACTACGATCAGTTCGGGCCGCCTAAAACGTCCGCCGGAGAACGCACGATTACATTGCTGGAGCCAGCCCTGGAAGCGTTAAGAGATCAGTTCCATCTGACCGGTGCAGACCAGACTACAGAAATCACATTTAACCATCGTGCGTATGCGAGCACTGAACAGCAGCACGTACGGTTTGTGTTTCGTCCGGTAATTAAATTTGCCGTTCCGAATCCCTATTATTCAAAAAACGCGCTGGGCTATAGCTGGAAGCAGGGACTAAAAAAAGCGGGAATACGCAGCCGTGTGCCTTATCAGTCTCGCCATACTTACGCGTGCTGGTTGTTGTCTGCAGGAGCGATCCCCTCTTTCATCGCCAGCCAGATGGGGCATACTGATGCCAGTATGGTGTATAAGGTTTACTCTAAATGGATGTGTGATAAGGACCGGGATCAGGTGGAGCTTTTAAACAGTAAATTAGGCTAA